CGAGAAAAGTTCAAGGTCGACGCGTATATAATAATACGCGAGAGTTTGAACTTTTTGAAGCAACGCCGCAATCGGGGGTTTTTCAACAATCTGGCCCCGGACTCATGTCCGGGGTATTTATTTGTCCAGCGTCTGGCACCGTGCGGTATGCACTCGAAAATCCAGGCGTATTTATACCGCGAACGCACGTCGGACCAGGGCACCGAAGGCGTCCTGTCCGTTCCTTGGGCGGGTTTTTCCTGCTTCACGCTGGAGCTGCCGTGGCGCGGCAACGAACCCGGCATATCCTGCATCCTTGCGGGGGCATATCCCGCCGGCATCCGCGTCTCTCCGCGTTTCGGAAAGGTGTATCACGTGCAAAACGTGCCGGGCCGGTCCTGGATACTCACGCACTCCGGCAACCTCGCCGGTGACGTCAGCCTCGGTTTTCGCAGCAACGTGGAAGGATGCATCCTGCTTGGTTCCAAGAGGGGCGTCTTGTTGGGTCAACGGGCCGTGCTCGCATCCAGGATGACGGTGCGGCGGTTCATGCAGGCCATGCGGGAGCAACCGTTACACATGCAAATCCATGGGGTTGTATGATGCATGCGGGGTTGTCTGTACTCAATTGACGGCGTTGATTCAGCATATGCCTTCTCCGCTGTCGCACCGCCCCTTTTCATCCAAGACTTTTTGTACATGGAGGCCGCGATGCCGTGGGACATCATCCTGGGAGGCGTGACGGGCCTGATCGGCACCATCTGGTCCGGTCACAACCAGCGCAAGCTCAAGGAACTGGACATCAAGGACAAGGAATCGGAACGCGCGCATGAGGTGGCCATGGTCCAGGCCGAATCCGAGGCCATGCGGGCCGAGGCCGACGCCAGCATTCGCGTTACCGGGGCCAAGGTGACCGGGGCCGTTCAGCTGGAGGACGCCCGCGCGTATACCGTCGCTCAACAAGTCGGCAACAAAGTTATTTTTGACTCGGATTTCGTAGACCGCCTGTTCGATACGCAAGGCTTTGCGCGGTTCATCACCATCCCGGTGGGGACTTTGGTCTGCATGGCCTTCGGCATCGCGGACTTCATCAAGAGCATGGCGAGGCCGGGAATCACGGCCTATCTGCTTGGCGTCTCCACATGGGTGACCGCGCGTGCGTGGCAAATCCTGGAGACCATCGGGCAGCCGCTCACCGCCCAGGACGCCACTTTGCTGGTTAAGCAGGCGGTGTCCGTGGTGCTGTATTTGACAACGGCGGCAGTGACCTGGTGGTTCGGGGACCGCATGACCGCCAAGGGCGCGGCTCAAATCCTCAAGAAAGGCGCGGCCTGATGGGGTCCCTGATGGAGCACCTGTGGCGCTACCTGCCCGCCATCATTCTGCTGTTGCAGCTGTTCATGGGGTGGGCGCTGTGGTCCCTGCGCAAGGAATTCATGACCAAAAAGGATTGCGAAAGCTGCCGTGGCGGTATCAAGGAAGCGGCGGGAGCCTTGGAACGTCGCGTCATGCGTAGCGAGGACACCCTGGAACGAATGCCCGGCACCGGCATGGTCCACAACCTGGCCCTGGCCATTGAGCGCCTGTCCGGGGACGTGCAGACGCTCGGGCAGCAGACCAAGGGGCTGACTGATTTGGTGGAGCGCGTGGAGCGCGTGGTGGCGAGGCATGAAGAGCATTTGCTGCATGGAGGACGTTAAGTGTCGAGCTATGAAAAAACGGTCAGGGAGCATTTGCGGGTGACGCTTTTGCGGCTGCTGACGGAACAGCCGGACTACAGGCTCAATGAGTCGCTGCTTGCCGATTTGTCCGAACATTATGGGTTCAATCCGTCGCGGGACCGGATACGCACGGAACTTTCCTGGCTTGAGGAGCAAGGCCTGCTCACCGTGGAAGCCGACGGCATATGGGTGGCCGCTCTGACCCAGCGAGGATGCGATGCGGCGGGCGGCCGCATCACCGTGCCCGGCGTCAAACGTCCCACACCGAGGATATAATGACGCAACGTAAGCGCAAGGGCCGTGGCCGCCCCTCATCCATCGACCTGCTCCCCGAAGATTTACGGATCAGGCTCAACGACGCCCTGCGGGAAAAGCGGCTGACCCAATCCGAGATCCTCGACACATTCAACGGGCTGCTTGAAAAACGCGGGGAGCCGCCCATCAGCCGCAGCGCCTTGAACCGATACGCCATGCACGTCGAGGAAATGGGCGCGATGATGCGCGAGGCGCGGGAAGCCGCCAGCGCCCTGGTGGGCGGCATCAAGTCCGCTGATTCGGATGTCGGTCGGGCCGTGACCGAGCTGATCAAGACCATGACATTCGACCTCATCGACCGGATGCGCACGGGCGATGAGGCTCCGGACGTGGAAACCCTCGGCGAGTTGGCCCTGTTGGCTCAACGCATCGAACGGGCCAGCAAAACCGGAATGGAGCGGGAGCTGGCCCTGCGCGAGCGGATCATGTCCGAGCAAAGGCAAAAGCTGGACAAGGCGGAATCCGAAGGCCAGCTCCACAAGGAGGCCGCCCAGGCCGCCCGGGAAATCCTGGGGTTTGTGTAATGGCCGTGAGCACCACGCCCGTTGTCCAGTTCCATCCGTACCAGAAGAAATGGCTGCATGACGCCAGCCGTTTCAAGATCGGGATGTTCGCGAGGCAAACCGGCAAGACGTTTACATCCTGCGGCGAGATTGTGGACGACTGCATTCAGCACGAGATTGAGGCGCAGCGGACCCATTGGGTCTTCCTTTCCCGTGGCGAACGGCAGGCAAAGGAAGCCATGGAGGAAGGCGTCAAGCCCTTCACCAAAGCCTTTTGGGCCGCATATAAAGCCCTTTTACAAGGACATGGGCCGGAATTTTTCGAAGATGTTTTCATCGGTGGGGACGGCACCAGGTACAAGACCCGGGAGGTGATCTTCCCGGGCGGCTCGCGCATCACGGCCCTGCCAGCCAACCCGGATACGGCGCGCGGGTTTTCAGGCAACGTGTTTCTGGACGAATTCGCCTTTCATCTGGATTCCCGCAAGATTTGGGGAGCCGTGTTCCCGGTCATTTCCAAAGGCTACAAGATCAGGGTCATGTCCACGCCAAACGGCAAGGGAAACAAGTTCTACGACCTGATGACCGGCAAGGACACTTACTGGAGCCGTCATATCGTGGACATTTATGCCGCCGTGAAACAGGGGCTCCCCCGTGACATCCAAGCGCTTCGCCAAGGGCTTGGCGATGATGACCTCTGGGCGCAGGAATACGAACTGAAATGGCTGGATGAGGCTTCCGCCTGGTTGCCCTATGATCTTATTTCCACGGTCGAGGATGTGGACGCGGGCAAGCCTGAACTCTATACGGGCGGCCCCTGCTACATCGGCAACGATATCGCCATACGCGGACACCTGTGGATCGCATGGGTCCTGGAGGAAGTCGGGGATGTCCTATGGACGCGCGAGATCCGGGTTTTGCGCCGGGCCACGTTCGCTGAACAAGACGCGGTCATGGATGAGCTTTGGGGCAAGTACCGCGTTGTGCGGGCCTGCATGGACCAAACCGGCATGGGCGAAAAGCCCGTGGAAGACGCCAAGGGCCGGTACGGCGATAGCCGGGTGGAAGGTGTGTTGTTCAACGCCGGAAACAAACAGATTCTGGCCACGCTGGGCAAGGAGGTCTTCGAAAACCGAACCATCCGCATACCTGCGGGCGATCCAGCGTTGAAATCCGACCTGCACAAACTGAAAAAAGTGGTCGGCCCCACGGGAACACCGCGCTTTGTGGCCGAGTCCGGCAGCGGCGGACACGCCGACAGGGCCTGGGCATTGTTTTTGGCCGTGAACGGCGCATCCACCAAATATCAACCATTTACATACATCCCCGTCACCGGCGAACAGAAGCGCGTGGTGCGGGCAGGCTCCGGCGTCCGCGCCGGAAAGGGGCTTTGGTAATGGCCGCGTTGCTGTATGGGCCGGACGGCAGGCCGGTGAAGACTCAAGAGCTCACGCGTGAAGTCGCCGCCCCCTCGCTGACCGGCATCCGCAATGTCTGGCATGAATCCGTCTCAACCGGGCTGACGCCCCGCAAGCTGGCCGGGATGCTTCGCCTGGCCCGGGAAGGCGACATCACCGGGTACCTGACGCTGGCCGAGGAGATGGAAGAGCGCGAGGCGCATTACCGCGCCGTGCTGTCCACCCGCAAGCTGGCGTTGGCCGGGCTGGAGCCCGTTGTCCGGGCCGCCAACGAAGACGACCAAAAGGCCGTTACGATTACGGCGGATGTGCGCGATCTGGTGGAGTCCCCGGCGTTCAGTGACCTGATATTCGATCTGACCGACGCCCTGGCCAAGGGGTACAGCGTTGTGGAGATCGACTGGCGAACGGGCAGCGACAGATGGACTCCGAGGCGCTACCTGTGGCGTGATCCGCGCTTTTTCAAATTCGACGAGGTAACAGGTTCCATCCTGCGGGTGCTGGATGACGACGACGAGACCGGCATGCCGTTGCCGCCGTACAAGTTTTTGACCTTCATTCCGAAATTCAAATCCGGTGTGCCCATTCGCGGGGGCCTGGCCATGCTCGCGGCCTGGTCGTATGTATTCAAGTCCTATGCGGTCAAGGACTGGCTGGCGTTTGTGGAAGCCTATGGCCTGCCGCTTCGGCTTGGCAAGTACGGCCCCGGTTCATCGCAAGATGACATCGACACTCTTGTCCAGGCTGTGGCCAACATCGGAACGGACAGCGCCGCCGTTATTCCCGAGTCCATGAAGATCGAATTCGTCAAGGGGAGCGCTCCCGGAGGCGACAGGATATTCACGGCCCTTGTCACGTGGATCGACCAGCAGGTCAGCAAGGCCGTTCTGGGCCAGACCATGACCACGGATTCCGGCAGCAGCGAGGCGCAAAGCCGGGTGCATGACGAGGTGCGCAAGGACATCCTGCGTTCGGACGCCAGGCAGTTGGCCACGGTGATCAACAGGGACCTGGTGCGCCCGTATGTGGACTTGAATTACGGGCCGCAAAAGCATTACCCCGTCTTCGCCCTGCCGGTGAACGAAAAGGAAGACACGGCGGGGCTTGTGGCCAACGTGGCCCAACTGCTGCCCGCCGGGCTGAGCGTTTCCACCGCTGAGATGCGTTCCAAGCTGGGGTTGCGAGAGCCGAGAGAAGGCGAACCGGTCCTATCCATGCCGCCATTCAGCCAACCGGCAAGGTGATTGCCATCTCCGGGGAAATTAACCCCGGCCGGGTTGTTAATCCAGAAAAGGAGCAAGTGCGGAACCTGGACATGTTCTTCGCCGGGAAACTTGCGCCCTTGCCGCAAAAGCGGGCACGCGTGGCCGTTGCAGATCTGGTTTCAAGCTTCCGGTTTGAAGGTGTTTTCAAGGGAGAAATGAAGGGGGCGGTCCCCGTGGGGGTGTTGCCACCGAAGCGGGTTGCTGAAATCGGAAGCAAAACCCGCGTGGTCCTTTTTTCCGATTATACATCGGCCAAGGGAGCCAAAAAACATAAGGATATCGGACAAGATGACTACCTGTTGGTCCAGCTTTTGATGGAACAAGGGGATTACACGGAAGACAAGGAAAATCATCTGACGTTTATAGGCACTGATGACAACGGCAAACACTGGAAAGCCGTTGTAAAGAAGACCCGGGACGGCAAGCAGTTGTATTTACAAACGCTGCATAGATATAAGAAGAAGCAAGCAGACAAAAAAATAGGGAAAAGTTAGCTGGAAGGTCGCCACCCCTTCTCGCCTACACTACCCAAGCGGGCAAGGACGGTACTGCGAAAAATGACTCAGCTATTTTCCCTATCTCTTACCTTAAGGTAATAACAAGAAGCCTGGATGTGTCAAGTGTTACCGGCAAGCAGCTTACAATGAAATGATTAGGACGCCCGCAAACCCCTTTAAATCCCTTTTAAAAACCGCTTTCAGGGCTTTGTCCGGCCCGTTGTTCATCCATCCCTATAAAACGCCCGTACGGGCGTTTTACGCCTTCATCCCCTAATGCCCACCCCGGACCCTTGTCCGGGGTGTTTTTTGTTCATGGGCGGGCCATCCATATTCCATGGAAAAAATCTTTGCACAGCTTCAAGCCCGAGCCATCTGCCAGGACGGCGGCAAGACCGCTCCGGAATGGATTGAGCTGTTGCCCCCAGGGCCAGTTCTTGATGGACGCGACGGCAGAACGTGGGTGCTGGATGACCCGGAGCAGGTAGTTCGGGCCTTTGACGAGGACGGCAAGCCCCTGCCTGTGGATTACGAGCACGCCACCGAGCACAAAGGGCCGGTTGGCGAGCCCGCCCCGGCTGTTGCGTGGATCGAGGAACTTACGATCCGTAACGGGGCTGTTTGGGGCCGCGTGGACTGGAACGAGGAAGGACGCAGGGCCGTGGAGTCGCGGCAATACCGGTATATCTCCCCCGTGTTCGATTACACGGTGGACGGCAACCGCGTGGTTCGTCTGACCAGCGTGGGGCTGACCAATATGCCGAATTTCAAGCTGCCTGCGCTCAACCGCAACCAAAGAACCGGAAACACGGAGGAAGGTATGTTGAAAGCCGTCTGCCGCGCCCTCGGACTACCCGAGGACGCCAGCGAGCAAGAGGTGGTGGCCGCCATCGCCAAACAAAAAACGGAGATGCAGTCCGCCCAAAACAGGGCCGAAAATCCCGACCTGACCCGGTTCGTGCCCAGAGCGGACTACGACCAGATGCAGGAGCGAGCGACCAACGCGGAGAAAAAGCTCAAGGATCGTGACCAGGCCGAGCTTGACGCGTCCATCGCCAAGGAGGTGGACGCCGCCGCCCTGGCCGGAAAGATCGCCCCGGCCAGCAAGGAGTACTTCACCGCCATGTGCAGGACCGAAGGCGGCCTGGACAAGTTCCGCGAGTTCGTCAAGTCCGCGCCGGAAGTGGTCAAGGGTTCGGGTCTGGACGGCCAAGCAGCCGGAAACGTCAGGTCCCTGACCGGAGAGGAACGCGCGGCCTGCCGCATGATGGGCGTCAGCGCCAGGGACTTTTTGAACATGAAGGAGGATGACACGTAATGGCCACAGTCACCAGCGCCATGCTGGCCGCCCTGTTCACCACCTACAAGGCCGCTTTCCAGGCCGGTGTGAGCATGGCCAAAACCCAGTATGGCGTCATCGCGACAACGGTGCCCTCGGGCTCCGCCTCCAACACCTACGGGTGGCTGGGGCAAATGCCCCGGCTCCGGGAATGGATCGGCGACCGCCTGGTGAATGACCTGGCCACCCACGGCTACAGCATCACCAACAAGGAATACGAGTCCACAGTGGGCGTGAAGCGCAAGGACATCGAGGACGACGCCGTTGGCGTGTACAAGCCCGTGATGCAGGAGCTTGGCCGGGCGGCCGCCGTGTTCCCCGACGAACTGGTGTTCGGCCTGTTGGGCGCCGGCGCCTCTACCCAGTGCTATGACGGGCAGTATTTCTTCGACACGGACCACCCGGTGGGCGCAGGCACGGTAAGCAACTTCACGGATGGGGCCAACGTTCCCTGGTACCTCCTGGACTGCTCCCGGGCCATCAAGCCGCTTATCTTCCAGGACCGCAAGAAGCCGAAACTCGTCAGCATGACCAAGGATGACGATGAAGCCGTGTTCACCAGGGCCGAATACCGGTACGGCGTGGACATGCGCGGAAGCGTGGGCTTCGGGTTCTGGCAGATGGGGCATTTAAGCAAAGCGGAACTTGACAGCGCCAACTTCAACGCCGCCTACGCCGCCATGCAGTCCGTACAGTCCGGCGAGGGCCGTCCGCTGGGCATCAATCCCACGCATCTGGTTGTTCCGCCTTCCCTCAGGTCCGCCGCCACGCAACTGGTGGCCAAGACCTTGCAGGGTGGCGCCGCCAACCCCAACGCGGGCATCGTGGAGGTGCTCGTTGTCCCTTGGCTGTAGGCAGGCCCCATGAGCAAGAAGCTGCATGTTCGGGCGGTACCTGAAAACGGCTTTTGGCGCTTGGGGCGCTTTTGGCCTCACCAGGGCGTTGAGGTGGCCGCCTCCGAGTTCTCCGAAGACGATCTCGCGCGCCTGAAAAGCGAAAAACTGCTTACGGTCGAGCCCGTTGAAACCACCGAAAAGAAGAACGGCGGCAAGGAACGCAAGTAGATGCCCTACGCCATAAAACAAGACATCATCGACCGCTGGCCAGCCGCTCCGGCGGATCCGGGCGATGCGGCGCTTGATACGGCCATTGAGGACGCTTCCGCGCTCATCGACACCTACCTGGCCAAGCGCTGGGATGTGCCCATTACCGCGCCGCCCCGCAGCTTGGTCAACTTGTGTGTGGATCTGGCTTGTTATCTCTTGTCCCGTTCCGATGGGCAGTTATCCGAGGACATCCGCAAACGCCACGAGGACGCCCTGGCCACGCTCAAGGACGTGGCCGGGGGCGCCCTCGACCTGCCGGGATTGGATAGCGCCCCAAGCGGCGAAGGGACCATAGCAGGCCCCGGAGCCGTGGTCATGGCCGGGCCTGAACGTATCTTTGGCCGCGGCAAGGGCTGGTGAACATGGACGGTGCGGCAAAAGGCGTTGCCCGCGGCAAAGGGGCCCGGGGAGATTGACTATGCCCGATACGCTTCTGGCCGGGATGGTGGAAACTTTTCGCGTGGCGTTGCCCTCGTTCAGCGAGGTCGGGCCGCACCAGGGCCGCTTGGAGCTTGCCGATGTCAAGCAAATGAGCGTCCAGAGCCCGGCGCTGTTGTTGTCCTGCTTGTCGCTTGCCGATGTGCTTGCCGCTCCGGAAGGCCGAAGCGTGATCATGCGCATGGCCGCCTATGTGCTGGTAGGCGACGGAAGGGACGAATCCGGACAACAAATCGACAAGGACAAGGCGGCGCTCAGGCTGGCTGGCGGCGTCATGGCCGCGCTTGATGGCGCGTATTGGAAATTGGACGAGCCGCGGGCCGTCAAGGCCGGCAACATGCATGCGGCATCGGCCCAGGTGGCCGTGGCGCTGTGGGCGGTCACCTGGGATCAGCCCGTCATGCTCGGCGCTCCAAAGGAAAGCCTGGATGAACTAAACGACTTTTTGACCATGGGCGTTGTGTGGGACACGGCCCCACCGGATGGCACGCCTGAAATTAAAGACAATACAGCAATTCGGGAGGAATGATGTCCACATTTGTAAAGGTGAAGCCCGTCAAAGGACGCCGCGTCCTGGACCCTGTATCGCTTGAGCCCTTGCCCGCCCAAGGACAAGGGGTGGAGCTGACCTCATACTGGAGGCGTAGGCACCTGGACGGCGACGTCGAGCTTGTACATACACCTGCCGCCAAGCAGGTCCGCGCTTTAAAGGCGGAAAAAGCCGGAAGCAAGGAGTAACGCATGCCTGTATCCTTCAACGAAATACCCCGAAACCTCCGGGTGCCGTTCGTCTATGTGGAGTTTGACAATTCCCGCGCAGTCAGCGGCCCCGCGCTCATGCCCTACAAGAACCTGGTCTTCGGGCAAAAGCTCCCTTGCGGCGAAGCCCGGGCCATGCAGCCCGTCAGGGTCACAAGTGCGCCGCAGGCCCGCAAATTGTTTGGTGCCGGTTCCATGCTGGATTTCATGTTGTCGGCCCAGCTCACGGCCAACAACATGACCGAGACTTGGGTTGCGCCCCTGGAGGATGACGCCGCCGCAACGGCGGCCAGCGGGACGATCACGGTATCCGGCGCGGCAGGTACCGGAACCATCAACCTCTACATCGCCCCGTTTTACGAGGACGGATCGTTGCGGGGCCGGGTGCGCGTCGGCGTCACATCGGCCATGACCCTGGATGACGTGGCCGGCGCCATCGCCGATCAAATCAACGCGGATGCGACACTGCCCGTAACCGCCGCCGCCCAGGCCGCCGTGGTGACCCTGACGGCCAAACACAAAGGCGAGGCCGGAAACGGCATCGCGGCCTGCGTCAACTGCTTTGACGGCGAGGCCCTGCCGGACAACCTGCAACTTACCTTTGAAGGCCAGGCGCTGACGGGCAGCCCCTCCGCGCCGTGTTGCTGGGCCGGTTCCGTGGCCGGCGTCACCTCGTTCCACGCCAACATTGACCCGGCCAGGCCGTTTCAGACCCTTGCATTGCCGGGACTGTTCGCGCCCAGGCAAGGACTGTCCGGCATGTACCTCTCTGGTGGAACCGCCAATCCGGACATTTCCGGGCTGTGGGCCGTTTTGGGAGATGACCATTACAACGTCATGACCTGCCCGTACACGGACGGAGCCAATCTGGCCGCTTTGGAAATCGAGCTTGCAGGCCGGCGTGGCCCCATGCGGATGATCGAGGCCATGTGCGTCACTGCGGCCACGGGTACGCATTCTTCACTGGGGGAACTGGGGGACGCGCACAACAGCCCGGACCTGTGCATCATGGGCACGGGCGGCCCCTTCACCAGGCAGGAGCAAAACCTGCTTTTGTACGACGGCGTCAGCACCCATGGCGCGGGGTCCGACGGCAGTGTTTTTGTGCAGCGCCTGATCACCACATACAAGACCAGCCCGGCGGGTGCCGAGGATATCAGCTATCTGGACGTCAATACGCCCTTGACACTGGGATACCTGCGCTACGACTTCCGCAATTACATCCTGCGCAAATACCCCAGGCACAAGCTGGCTGGAGACGGCGCCAAATACGGCGTGGGCCAGGCCGTCATCACGCCCAAGATCGGCAAGGCCGAAGCCGTGGCGCGATTTCGCGTATGGGAGGAAATGGGGCTGGTGGAAAACATCGACCAATTCAAGTCCGACCTGATCTGCGAGCGCAACGCCGCGGATCCCAATCGCCTGGACTGGATGCTGCCGCCCGACCTGGTCAACCAATTCCGTGTTGGAGGGGTGCAGATCGGCTTCTTGCTGTGAGGGGGCGGTGTGGCGTGAACGTCACGCCGTAGCCGGCGCATGGAAAAGAAGTCCCCCGGGCGCATGTCCGGGGCGCTATCCAGAAAGAAATCCGCAACAGTGGTTGTCAAGCCACTCTGCATGAACAGGAAGGGGAGTCACCGATGAGCAACAGACGCGCGGGCACGGTCTTTTTCAAGATCGACAGCAAGCAATACGACGTGAAGGGCAGTTTTACCTACAACCTTGGCCTGCCCAAGCGCGAAGGCCTTGTGGGTCATGACGGCGTGCATGGCTTCAAGGAGCTGCCGCAGGTTCCCTTTGTGGAAGGCGAAATCACCGACAGCAAGGACATCGATTTGGCCAATATCATGGTGCTGGACGGCGTGACCGTGACGCTGGAGCTGGCCAACGGCAAGACCATTCTGCTGCGCGAGGCCTGGTACGCCGGAGACGGCCAGGTCCAGACCGAGGCGGGCAACGTCAAGATCCGTTTTGAAGGACGAAGCGCCGAGGAGATTAAGTGATGGACAAGACCGTGATCGAGCTTTCAAGGCCCATCGAGGCCCACGGAGAAACCATCCGGACCCTTGCGCTGTCCGAGCCGAACCTGGGAGTGCTGAACGGCATTCATGTTTGTATCGGCGATGACGGCGCGGTCAGGCTGAACCTGGGTGATTTGCAAAAGCTCGTGGCCGGAATGGCCGGTATCCCGCCATCAGCCGCCAGGAAGATCAGCCTGGCCGACGCCCCCAAGCTCATGGCGGCGGTGCGGGATTTTTTCGGCGAATTCCTGACCATTGGCGAGTGATGATGGAGGACGTGGCCTGGACCTTCGGCTGGCCGCCGTCCGAGCTGAACAAGCTGCACGTCTCGGACCTCAAACGCTGGCATGAGGCCGCGAACAGAATCAACAGGCGCGTGTACGGATGAGCAAGATGACGCTGGAAACGGCCACCCGGGCCGTGAATAACTTCACCGCGCCCATGAGGGCCATGGGCAAGGCGGTGGGCGGTATGGGTCAGAGGGCCCAAGAGCCCCTGGGCGGGGCGCGGGGCGATGCGTCCCGGCCTCGCCCGGCCCCCCCGGCCGAGTCCGTGAGCCAAGCCGATGGCGTTGCCGCCCGGCTGGGAAAAAGCATGGGCTTGCACCAGGTGGCGGCGCAGACCGCGGACTTTGGCGCGGCGCTGAGCAAAGCCGCCGCCCGGATTTCGCGGTTCGCCGCCGTGGTCATCAAGGCCTTTGGGGGCATGGACGCCATAGCCAAAGGGGGCAGGCAACAATACGCCCTCGCGAAGTCCGTGGGGATGTCCGCCGGGTCTTTGTCCGCATGGACCGGTCTGGCCGGGGAAGCCGGTTTCAATGCAAGGGACATTGCCGGTTTCGCTGGAAAACTGCATGGCATGGAAGCAGAAGGCCTGCGGGCGCTTGGCTTGAGCTCCGGGAATTTGACCGGGCTGTCCGCTGAAAAGCGGATGAGCACAGTGTTTAACGCTGGAGCCGGGCTCCAGGATAAACAAACCGCTGTGAACGCCGCGGGTGCGCTTATGGGGGAAGAGGCAGGCCTGTTGATGGCTTTTTTATGGGAGAAGACCCGTGCCACGGGTGAATCCTTGGAAACCCTTTTGGGAAAATACAAAAAGCTGAACCTCGTTACCGCTGAAGGCCAAGCGGGCATCATGGCCTGGACGAATACAAGTTATGAATTTGCCTATGTTTTCCAATCAGCGCTTGAGGAAATAACGGGCGTCATCGGGACAAGGCTCGCGCCGCTTTTGAAAGACATAAGCCGCTTGCTGGTGAATGGCTCTGGAAATATCCGCAAAGCCGCCGGTTCGTTAGCAGGGTCATTTCAAGAGTTTTGGGATAAGACCAAGGGGCTCAGAGCGTTTTGTATAGACGCCATCAAATTTATCGGCCCTTTCAAAGTCCTCCTTGGTGTGGTCGCGGTCACCATCGCGGGGCCGCTCATCGCCTCGCTGGCCGGGCTGACCACCGCCTTCATCACCTTGAGCACGGCCATAGGCCTGACGCCCATAGGCTGGTTTTTGGCGGGCGTCGCGGCCATGGCGGCGGGCGCGTATCTGCTCATTCGCAATTGGGACAAGGTTTCCGAATATTTCAAGGCCTTTTTCGGGGGCATTAAAGCGGCTTTCAACCAGGGCTTTGTGCATGGCGTCATTCACGTTCTTGGCGCGTTCAATCCCGTGAGCATCATGGCCAAGGCCGTGAGCGAACTGCTGGAATACCTCTTTGGCGTGGACCTGTTCACTGTCGGACAGGAATGGATGTCCGGGCTCTGGGACGGCCTGAAGGCCGCGTGGGGAGAAATCACTTCTTGGCTGGCCAAGGCCGTGAGCGGATTGACCGGCTTTTTGCCCGGCTGGATCAAGGACAAGATCGGTCTTGGAGGCGGAAAAGCCCAAAGCGCGGCCCAGGCGAACCGTTCCGCCTTGCCGGAAAATGGCAAAACGCGGGTGGGCGGCACCGTCAAGGTGGCCTTTGAAAACGCGCCCGCGTCCATGCGGGTGCGCGACGTGCGGCCCGAAGGCGGCGATTTCGGCCTGGATGTGGATGCCGGTTACAACATGATGATGCCGTAGGTTTGCCATGAGCTGGAACGATACATTGCGTCAGGCCTCGTTTCGGGGGGTACGGTTCAAGGTCCGGGACAACTCCGGCGAGCTGGGCGGCCGCCGCGTGGCCGTGCATGAGTATCCGGCCCGCGACAAGGCGTATGCCGAGGACATGGGCCGCAAGACGCGCGAGTTTACCGTGACTGGATACGTTGTGGGCGACGACTTCGCGGACCAGCGCGACCGCCTGGTTGACGCCTGCGCCAAGCCAGGCCCCGGCGTGTTGGTGCATCCCTCCCTGGGCTCCATCACGGCCATCTGCACGGGCTGCAATGTGTCCGAGCGGCAGGAAGACGGGCGCATGGCCGTGTTTTCGCTTTCGTTTATCGACGCGTCCGGCAAGGTGCTTCCCAAGGGCGCGCCCGACACCGCGCGCGAGGCCGCAAAGGCCGCTGAACGCTACGCGGAGGTTTCCCGGCAAGGTTTCAAGCGCCGCTATACGCCAAGCGGCCTGCCCGGTTGGGCTGCCGAAGAACTCAAAAACGCCGCCAGCCGCATTTTCTTGGCTGCGGGCAGGGATAAGCCGGCCTTTGACCATATGAGCGCGTCTTCCCTGGCCACGGGCATCCAGTTCGCCGTGCGGACCATGGATTTCAACCAGGCCGCAACGTTTGCCGCCAAGAACACTGGACACAAGACCTACCCCGGAGAGACCGCTCTGGGTAAAAAAGTATCGGCCTTGTCCCAGGACCTCGCAGGGTTCGCCAGGCGAACCGGCCTGGCCCGGGCCGCAAGCGCCCTGGCCGATACAAAGTTCGGCAGCCGCCGCGAGGCCTTGGACGCGTTTCAGGCCCTTGACCGCCATGTGGAAACAGAACTGCATGCCGCAAGCCTGGACGGCGACGACGACCTGTTCTTCGCGGCCCAGGATATCCGCGCGGCGTCCAGCCGCGACGTCTCCGCCAGGGCCGCGAACCTGCCGGACCTCAAAACATCGGTGACCGTATCCACGGAACCGGCCCTGGTGGCCGCGTACCGCCACGCCGGATCAGCGGGCAAGGCGGGTGATTTGGTCAACCGCAACCAGGTCAGGCATCCCGGTTTCGTGCATGGCGGCGCGGCGCTGGAAGTCCTGGAGGATGCCAGGTGAAGTCCGTCAACATGTCCCCGGACATCACCTTGATGGTGGACGGCGTGCGCTTTGACGGCTGGACCTCGGCCCGCGTCACCCGGTCCTTGGACGCCGTGGCGGGCACGTTCAGCCTGTCGCTGACGGATCGTTGGCCGGGCCGGGAAAACCCTCGCCCCATCAGGCCTTTTTCATCCTGCGTGTTGAAGCTGGACGGCGAAACCGTGATCACCGGCTACGTGGACGACGTGCGCCCAAGCTATGACGCCACATCGCACGAAATATCTGTGAGCGGGCGGGACAGGACCGCCGACCTGGTTGATTGCTCTGCTTCGCAAACGCCTGGCGAATGGCACAACGCAAGCGCCGGGTTCATCGCCTCGGAACTGGCCAAGCCCTTTGGCGTTGCCGTGCGCGTGAGGCATGCCGGGCAACGCTTCAAGCGCTTTAGGATCGAGGAAGGCGAGACGGTGTTCGAGGCCCTGGACCGCATGTGCCGGATGCGGGCGTTGTTGGCCACAAGCGGCGCTGACGGAAATTTGCTTTTGACTCGCGGCGGAGGCGGCGGCGCGGCGTCCGTGACGCTTGAGCGCGGGGTGAACATCGTGTCCGCCTCGGGCTCGTTCAGCGCCAAGGACCGGTTTTCTTCCTACGCCGTCGAGGGGCAGCAGCCCGGCACCGGGATCAAGGCCGACTCCGCCGCCCAGGTTTTGGCGACAGCGAGCGATGAACAAGTGCCACGGTACCGCCCGCTGATCCTTCTGGCCGAAGACGCCGTGGACGCGGGGGCTGCGGGTGAAAGGGCCCGGTGGGAACGGGACGCGCGCAAGGCGCGGGCCTGCACGGTGAACGTCACTGTCCAGGGCTGGCGCGAATGCCGGGGCGGCCCGCTGTGGACGCCCAACAAGGTGGTCCGGCTCAAGGACGCGTGGCTCGGGATCGACGCCGATCTGCTGATTGTTTCCGTGGAGCTGTCCCTGTCCGGGCAAGGATCGGTGACAAGGCTGACCCTTACCTATCCGCGGGCCTACGCCATGCCGCCCGAGTCTGAAAAGGATATCTCCGCATGGACATAGCTCGCGTGGTAGCCAAATTGACGGCCCCCATGCGCCGCAGATTGGCGCTTATGGTGGGGCGTTGCGTCCTGCTTACGGTCAACGATGCCGCAGGTGTCCAGGAGCTTCAGGTCCGGGCGCTGGCCGGGGAGGAACTGGACCGTGTGGAGCGCTTTCAGGAATACGGTTTCACCAGCCGCCCGCATCCCGGCGCGGAAGGCGCGATGGTATCTGTGGGCGGTTTGCGCGGCCACTCCCTGGTCGTGGGCGTCGAGGACAAGCGGTACCGGCTGACGGGCCTGCGATCCGGCGAGGTGGCCGTTCATGACGACCAGGGGCAGATCATCCATTTGAAGCGAAGCGGCATCGAAATCAAGACGCAACAACCGCAGGGTGTAAAGATCGAGGCCCCCAAAGTCCATGCCATCACCGGACAAGCTCGGATCGAAGCCGAATCCGCCTGCATCGACTCGGGATCAATTACCTTGGGAACTGCTGACGCCAGGCCCATCGCCCGAGTCGGTGACAAGGTGCGAATTACGACAGGCTCCAGCGCCGGGTTGAACGGAGTCATAGAAACCGGCTCGGGTGTAGCCAAGAGCGCTTAGGAACTCGCAATGGATATGCTGCTTAGTTTCAATGGTGCGCTTATATCCGGAGATCTGGCTGTTGATGATGTAGATATCGCCACCGACTACGGCCTGCAAACCGCCATCGTCATCAGCCTGTTCACGGATCGCAGGGCCGGGGATGACGACAGGCTGCCCGCCGATGCCGGGGATAGGCGCGGCTGGTGGGGCGACATGTTGGGCGAGGTTGAGGACGACCGGATCGGTTCAAAGCTGTGGCTCCTGTCCCGCGAAAAGGATCTGCCGGAGGTCCTGGCCAGGGCCGAAGAGTATGCGTCCGAAGCTTTGCGGTGGCTGCTGGAGGATGGGGTCGCCGAGGATGTCAACGTTTCGGCCCGGAGTCCCAAACGCGGCTGGTTGCACCTGTCCGTGAGCGTCCGCCGCAAAGGCGCATCCTTCAAGCAGGAATATTCATACCCGTACGGAGACGCCTGATGCCTTATCAACGGCCTGAACTGCAAACCATCGTCGACCGGATGCGCGGGGACTTCGACGCCTCCCTGGGCCTGGCCCAGCGCTTGCGGCGGGGCATGTTGGATGTCCTTGGCAAGGTCTGGGGCGGAGCCGTGCATGGCCTGTACGGTTACGGCGATTGGATCGCCCGTCAAATCCTGCCCTGGTCCGCCGACGAGGAGAACCTGGCCCGTCACGCCGCGTGGTGGAACATCATCCGCAAGGAGGCCACCCCGGCCAGGGGGCAGGCGACTTTCTTCGGCGAGAACGGGGCCGTGCTCCCCGCGGGCGCGGCCATGGCCATGGGCGGCGTCATGCTCAAGGCCACCACGGCGGGAACCGTGGACAACGGCGCGGTCACCGTGGACGTTGAGGCTCTGGAGCCGGGAATCTCTGGCAACGCCCCGGCGGGCGTCGCCATAAGCCTGACATCGCCGGTGGCGGGCGTACTGCCGGACGGCGTTGTGGGCCAAGGCGGCCTGACCGGCGGAGGCGAGGCCGAGGACGACGCATCTTTGCTGGAACGCCTCAAATACCGGGTGCAGCAGCCCCCGGCTGGCGGAGCCAGGACGGATTACGTCAATTGGGCGCTGACCAGAAACGAGCATGGCGTGGATGTGACCAGGGCCTGGTGCTACCCTCGCGAGATGGGCGAGGGCACGGTCACTGTGCGCTTCATGACCGACGGCGTTGGCGACGGCATACCCTCGGCGCAGGCCGTGGCAGATGTGGCCAGCTACATCGAGACGGTGCGCCCCGTCACGGCGGAGGTCTTTGTGGTCGCGCCGGTGCCTGTTTTGCTGACCGTGCGCATTGCCGGGCTCACCCCGGCCACCGTTGCGGCCCGCAGCGCCGTCGAGGCGGAGCTGGCGGACCTCATCCGCCGCGAGTCCAAGCCGGGCGGGACCATCCTCATCAGCCACATCCGCGAGGCCATCTCCATCGCTGCCGGGGAACACGACCACGAGCTGCAAAGCCCCACGGCCAACGTCACCCATGACAAGGGGCATATCTGCGTATTCGGGGGTGTCCAGTGGGTCTGATCGCGGAATATGCGAGGCAGTTGAAGGCGCTGCTGCCCACCGGCGCGGCTTGGCCGCGAGAGGAAGGGGCCAATCTATCCGGCTTGCTTGAAGGGGGCGCGTGCGAACTGGCTCGCTGCCACGAACGCCTGGACAAGCTCGTAGACGAAACCGATCCGCGCACCACATTGGAGATGCTTGCCGACTGGGAACGGTTCGCGGGTCTGCCCGATACGTGCTCCCGTCTCGGTGAAAGCACCCGGCAGCGCCGCCAGGCCATTGTGGGCAAACTCACCGGGTTGCGCGGCCAAAGTATCCCGTATTTTGAGGAACTGGCCGCAAGGCTTCGCGCATCCGTGGCCATCACCGAATACAGGCCTTTTACATGCGGTTTAAGCACACTTGGAAAAGATGCTTTGAACGGCCCGGCCACCTGCCGCCACCATTGGCATACGCAGATCACCGAGCCCCGCGTGACGTGGTTTCGCCTGGGCGTCTCGCAGTGCGGCTTGGAGCCCATGGCCCGCATCGACTTCGCCGAGGAACTGGAATGCTGGTTTTCGCGGCTGGCCCCCGCTCAATCCCAACTCATCGTTGGATATGGAGAAATCTAGATGAAATACGTACCACCCTTGAACGGCGATCAATCCAACCCTGAACGTCCCTATGTGGACGCCAACCCGGCCCAAGGCGTCGAGGGAAGCATCCCGCCCGCCGCCGCCATCGAACATCCCATGCGGGAGATCATGGCCGTTATTGCGGCAGCAGGCTTATCTCCTGACGCCGAGGATTTGACCCAGTTGACGGCGGCCATCCAGGAATTGGCCGGAGCCGTCACAGACGCCCACGCGCAGCGCGCCGACAACCCCCACGGCGTCAGCGCCGCCCAGGCCGGGGCCTATACCAGGGCGGAGGTGGACGCCCTCTTGGCGGCCATGGACACCGGGGCAATCCAGACCGCCCAGACAGTCGACACAACCAATCGCAGCACCACCAGCGCATCAAT